CAAAAGGCTTAACAGGCGATGCAAAAGATATGAATGTAACTCACCCAGGTGACGGTGCAAAATTATCTCCAGAGTCTAAAGGTCACGGCGCAGAGAAAAAAGGCAAGGCTGAATAATTATGTTGACACTTAAAGAAAATCTAACATACGACCAGGCAAATATCATTACTGAATCTTCAGATGATGGTAAAAACCTGTATATGCAAGGAATTTTCGTTCAAGGTGAAAAACGTAATCAGAATCAGAGAGTTTATCCAGTATCAGAGATTAGTAAGGCTGTTAAAGTCATACAAGAAAAAATTGATACTGGTTACTCTGTATTAGGTGAAGCAGATCACCCAGACGATCTGCAAGTAAATTTAGACCGTGTATCCCACATGATTGAGAAAATGTGGATGGACGGTCAAGACGGTTATGGTCGTTTAAAGCTGTTACCTACTCCGATGGGAAATATTTGTAAAACCCTTTTAGACAATGGAGTTAAACTTGGTGTATCATCAAGAGGTAGTGGTAATGTTACAGACGGCGGCAATGTCAGCGATTTTGAAATACAAACAGTTGATATCGTTGCTAATCCAAGTGCACCAGATGCTTACCCAGATCCACTTTATGAGCAAATCATGAATGGAAAACGTGGTAACATCTTACTTGATGTAGCTTCAGCAGCAAACAGCGACAACTTAGCTGAAAAGTACCTCCAGAAGGAAGTACTACAGTTCATTGAAAAACTAGATATTAGGAGAAACTAAATGGCTAATGCAATAGAACAACTCCTAAGTTCAGAAGTCCTATCGGAAGAAGTGCGTTCAACACTTTCAGAAGCTTGGGAAGTAAAATTAGGTGAGGCTCGTGAAGAGATCACTGCTGAATTACGTGAAGAATTCGCAAACAGATATGAGACTGATAAAACGTCGATGGTGGAAGCACTTGACGCGATGGTATCAGATACTATTAATACTGAGTTGAAAGAATTCGCATCAGATAAAAAAGCAGCAGTAGAAGCTCAAGTTGAGTACAAACGTAAAATTACTGAACATGCTAATCTACTTGATAAGTTTGTTATGGAAACGCTTAACAAGGAAATTACAGAACTACGCAAAGACAGAAAGCTACAAGAAGGTAACTTTGAGAAGCTTGAAGATTTTGTGATGGAACAACTTACTTCAGAACTTAATGAATTCCATAATGACAAGAAAGACCTTATTGAACAAAAGGTAAAACTTGTCGCGGAAGGTAAAGAAATGATCACTAAGGCGAAAGCTGAATTCGTAGAAAAAGCTTCTACTAAACTAGCTGGTATTGTTGAGAGTACGCTCTCAAAAGAACTAGGTACTTTAAAAGAAGATATTAAAACTGCTAAAGAAAATATGTTTGGACGTAAGTTGTTCGAAACATTCGCAGCAGAATTTATGGGTTCTCACTTAGCTGAAGGTACACATATTTCAAAACTTTCAAAAGAACTTTCGAATGTGAAGAGTCAACTTGATGAATCACATAAAGAAATTAAAGATAGAGAGGCAAAAATTACTGAGGCAACTAATACAGTAGCTAAAATTAATGAAAGCCGTGAACGTGAGTCAGTTATGTCTGAACTTATGTCTCCACTATCTAAAGAAAAACGTGAATTAATGAACAACTTGCTTGAAAGCGTAAGCACAAGCAAACTAAAAGCTCAATTCAACAAATACCTACCAACGGTACTTAATGAGTCAAGCACAACAATTAAATCACAACAACTAAACGAATCTCAGAAGACTGAGATTACAGGTAACAAGGCAGCAACGACACAGGCAACTGATAGTGCCGCCGAAATTATTAACCTTAAAAAGTTAGCAGGAATCAACTAAGGAGATCTCCAAATGACACAGAATCTATTTGAAAATTGGGACGTAACAAAAGACGCCCTTACAGATGGTTTAAATGGTAACAAAAAGGTTGTTATGGAATCAGTTCTTGAAAACACAAGAAACTATCTTTCAGAATCAGCAACCGCAGGTACAACAATGGCAGGTAACGTTGCATCACTTAACAAAGTGATTCTACCAGTTATTCGTCGTGTTATGCCAACAGTTATCGCGAACGAACTAGTAGGTGTACAACCTATGACAGGTCCAGTAGGACAAATCCACACACTAAGAGTAAGATATGGCCAAACAGCAGCTGGCGTAACAGCTGGTGACGAAGCACTATCACCATTTGCAATTGCAAAAGGTTACTCAGGTGACGCATCAACAGGTGGACCGACTTCAACTTCAGCTCTAGAAGCAGAAGCAGGTCGTAAACTTTCAATCCAAGTATTGAAACAAACTGTTGAAGCTAAAACACGTAAATTATCAGCACGTTGGACTTTTGAAGCAGCACAAGATGCTAATTCAATGCACGGTCTAGACGTTGAAGCAGAAATCATGCAAGCACTTGCACAAGAAATTACTGCTGAGATTGATCAAGAAGTTTTAACTTCACTACGTACACTAGCAGGTGCAGCAACTGATACATATGACCAAGGTAATGTATCAGGTCAAGCTACATTCGTTGGAGACCAACACGCAGCATTAGCAGTTCTAATTAACAGAGCAGCTAACCTAATTGCTACACGTACAAGACGTGGCGCAGGTAACTACGTTGTTATTTCACCAACTATGTTAACAGTACTACAATCAGCGACAACTTCAGCGTTCGCAAGAACAACTGAAGGTCCTTTTGAAGCACCAACTAACACTAAATTTGTTGGAACTTTAAATAACACTATGAGAGTGTTTGTAGATCAGTATGCAGCAGACGATGCTCCAGTACTAGTTGGCTACAAAGGCGACGGTGAAATTGATGCGGCAGCATTCTATTGCCCATACATCCCACTAATGTCTTCAGGCACAGTACTTGATCCAGCAACATTCGAACCAACAGTGTCATTCATGACACGTTACGGTTATGTAGAGCTAAACAACCAAGCTTCATCTCTTGGTAACGCAGCTGACTACCTAGCTAAAATTGGTGTTAACGCTGGTAACCTTTCATTCTCATAATAGAGAACAAGGAACAGATATAGAAATAGGGCCTTTAGGGGCCCTATTTTTTTGATCTTTTTTTCATTAAGTGGTTGACTTTCATAAATATGTGTAGTATATTACATACATAATAAAGGAACGAAATTTTAACATGTCACAGACTAATACAATTTATATTACAAATTGGCCACCATTAATTTGGGGTATGTCTTGATGTGACTTTTTAACAAAAGTTATTTTAGTAAGCCCCTAGTAATTAATTTTATTAGGGGCTTTTTTTGTGAGTGTAGTGTAATGGTAACACGGCGGCTTCCAACTCCGCAAATGAGGGTTCGATTCCTTTCACTCATGCCAATTTAGATAAATAATAATACGTTCATCCCAATGGGACGGAAGTAGCAATAGCGAAGGAACGCACTTAACTGTAAAAAGGAGAGTGTTATGAATCACAGAGACTTCGAACTAGCTCGTAAAAAAGAGCGTACTAAGCAAGCACATAAAGCATTGCATAGAAGACAAATGGAAAGACCTTTGTCTAGACCACGTGCTCAGAAAAACATACTAAGTTCAGATCCAAGACTACAAAAAATTTAATCTTTTTTAAAAAAAAAGGTTGACCTTTTGATCAAAACGTTATATATTAAGTACATAAGCAACAAAGAGTTTAGCGGCTCAATGTTTATAGTGCAAGGAAGAGGCAGTAACCAGACTGTCGAACTTGGCTGTTTAGGGGTGGTACCCAGGCTTGGTAGTAGAAATACGCTGAGTCACATCGCTCTACCGAGCGGAAACAGGCTCTCTGGATATAGAATGGTATCTTGTCGAGGAGTTGGAGGTAAACCCTAGTCCTCCCTATTTTGCTTATTTTAAAGCCCAGTTTTAGGACTGGGTTTTTTCTTGACTAAAAAAGGTTGACAAGTAAGACTTCTTACCGTATACTATTAGTATAAAGTTTAATTAGTAGGAGAAATACTATGCCAGCAACACAAGTAAAAAATGATATAAGCAATTATACACCAGCTGAAATATTAGCTATCTCGTTCGAAGTGTTTGATGCACAGGGCTTTGTTAAAAGCGGATATGGGTATAAACAACCTACTAATACAGTAGATGAAGATGGAAATCAAATCTACGAAGATGTTAAAGATAACAAAACAGTTATCATTCAAACAGTAAAAAACTTTGCTGGAAAATACATTCCCAATCAAAAATACGTAGATCAGGCAACTGCTGAAATTGAACGCATTAATGGTAAATTAATGATGAAAAAACTTGGCGGTGGATTAAGTAATTTTGAAAGTGGACTAGTTAAAGCAATAGAGGAAAATGTTAATAACTTTCATGTAAGTATTCTTGCTAGTGTTCCAAATTCAGTGAAAATTGATCAGAAGCGTGAAGCACTAAATGATCGTATGTTGCAATTAAAACATATCAGTCAATTTGTTGGTAAAAAAGGCGCTCGCTATGATATTGAAGTAGATGTAATTGATGTTAAGTTTATACAGTCAAGTGATGTATACATGATTACAGCCGTATCTGATAACAGAGATATTGTTAAGTTTTGGTGGAGAGAACAGCCAGATTTAACTGACATCATTGAAGGTAAAACAATATCTATTCGTGGCACTGTTAACAAGCAAGAAATCA